TTCAAAAAGAGTCTACTCTACACCTAGTTCTGCGACTTCGTGGTGGTGCGGAAAAGCCCAAGCGTAAGCCTAACGCATACATGAACTTTGTCAAGAAGATACGACCCGAGGTTGTGAAAGAGAACCCAGATCTCAGTTTTACCGACATTGGTAAGAGGTTGGGTGAGATGTGGAGAGCTCTCACAGACGACGAAAAGAAAAAATATGTGAAGTAAATGATTATGTATTAGATACAATAAAAGGAAATTGTTGGGATCGTTGTTCGGAAGAGTCCTCCATTTCGAAAACTATATTACCACTAATACTAATTCTATCTTTATCACTTGTATAAAATGGATAAACCTGATGACATAAATCACTAGGAAAAAAACAACAATATCCATTCATACTAGGTGACATCTGTATAAAACATTCCTCTGTAGATCTAGAACTACATTTAGAATGCACAAAGGCAAAGTTACCTCCCGGTGGGTCTTTATTACCCAATCTTGCAAAAGGTAATTTAGCCTCATCTTTCCAATGATAAGGAATATCCATCCATATTACAAAAGAGAATAGACTGGCATGGTTATGTATAGGTTGAAACTCACCTTTCTTTTGAAAGTTCACCCACAAACTACATAAACGTGGTTTCATTACTAAGTTATTAATTTGGTTGGGACATACTTTTTTATATTTGGATTGAAGTTCTTCGTTAATAAAATTAAACATCTTCGGATTATCAACTTGATTAAACACAACGTTAAATAAGATTTCAATAATCAAATTTTGTGGATCCTCAAGTTTGTATGAACGAGATATGTGACCGGCTAGGGTTTCCTTCACGTTTATCTTCTTTTTTTTTGCTACATCAATACGTTCCCATAGATAGTCAATCATTGGTTGTGGTAATTTGAACAGTTGTACTATAGTTTCTCGATCTATCTGAATACATTCCATTACTATTTTATTATTAATAACGATATACTTTAAATAACAAATTACTTAAGGAAAACACCTGAAAGATGGATAGATGCCTCTCGGAGTCAAAAAGCTCTGTTACGATGCTCGTCTGCCTACTCGTGGTTCTGATGGTGCTGTGGGATATGATTTATATAGCTCCGAAGATGCGACTGTACCGTGTCAAGCGGGGCGAGCTTTAGTCAGTACTGGTATTGCTCTCTCCATACCCGATGGTTTATATGGTCGGGTAGCCCCTCGTTCTGGTCTAGCTGTGAAGCACTGCATCAATGTTGGTGCGGGTGTTATTGATCCCGATTATACCGGTGAAGTCAAGGTCGTCCTATTTAATCATGGTACGGAAGACTTTGAAATCAAGAAGGGTGATCGTATCGCTCAACTTATTTTGGAAAGGTGTGATACACCTATGATTAAGGAAATTGGTCTACTTGATGAGACACTCCGGGGTGACGGAGGCTTTGGATCTACTGGTCAATAAGTTCGTCTTTACAGAACCATAAATCCTCTGGTCTAGGCATAAAAAGTATACCATGACTCATCACCATTGACAATTTAGCTTTATTTACGTTCGGGTAAGACCATAGTATCCACCTTTCCCAATATTCGGCCCGGAAGAAATCTTCCCAATCTTCTTTAGAACTTTCCCTAATTTTCAACATTTCTTTCTGTATCTCATACGGGTTTCTCTCTATTCGCAGCTCCTTAGGAATGATAGCACCTTTCCTAAGAAGTTGTGCGCGCATAAGTCTTGGATTACCATGGTCTGGGTAGTGCTGAAAACCCTTCTCACCAAAATCAATACTTCGTTTATTTGGTAAGGTGACCCTATATTTGTGTGTAATCGAAGGACTTGGTTGTAGGACGACGTGCATATTAATTAAAGGATAAAATAATTATTGAAGTATGTCACACGATATAATTGATGTATATGATAGATCTATATTTGAGATGAGAAACGTTTTTACTGCTGAAGAGTGTAAATTGTTTATAGATTATCATGAACAAAGTCCTAATAAATTTTGTGGTAGATTACAGTCTGGTGAAGAAAATGTTGTAAAACGATCAACAGATGTACAGATCACCTCCGCTTATAAACATGATCTAGATTTGATAAAAATATATAAAGATGGATTGGAAAAAGTTTTTGTAGAATACATGAAACATTTAAATGATATTAATAAATATGGGTATTTAAGGTCTCTAATTATTGGCAATGTAACAGCTCCACAAATACAACGGACATCTAAAGGTGATTTTTTCCACTGGCATTCCGACACCTTGAAAGCCACGCGGCGGGGGGGGCGCGGCTACGAAGAACGAATGCTTGCAATAATCATATATTTAAATGACATAGACGAAGAAAATGGTGGTTCAACCGAATTCAATTCTGGTAGAAAAGTACAACCCGAAACTGGTAAAGTATTAATTTTTCCAACGGATTTAATGCATATACATAGAGGTAATACCATTTTAAATGGAGATTCTAAATACATATTATCAGCGTTTTTAATGACCACCACCAGCGAAAATGACGATTTTCCTTTTGTGTTTGCTTGAAATATAAGGAATTAATACGAGATAAAATCATGCTTGAATACACATCCCACGATGGTATCAAAATCCAAGTTGGGCAGAGTGCAAAAGAAAATGATCAACTGACAATGACGAGTGACCCTAAACACTGGTGGATGCATGTTGCCGGCTGTCCAGGTGCACACGTTGTAGTATGCTACGAAGGAGACCAACTACCTAGAGAGACGAAAAGGGATGCTGCAGTTCTCGCAGTCTATCACAGTAAGACACCAAAAACAAAGATGTCACCCGTAGATCTTGTCAGGGTTGACCAAATATCAAAGTATCAAAAATCAACTCACGGATTAGTAAATTTGGAAGGTGAAGTTATGCAACTCACAGTTTTCATGAATAAGGAAAAACCGAGACTTGATAGATTAAAGTAAACTTGTGTAAAGTCCGGCGATGTAGTACACATCCTTGAACCCGAGACCTTCTAATTTCTCTGCTGCAAATCTGGCCCTCTGTCCAGTGTTGCAATAGACGAGTAATCCCCTTCTAGGGAGTTCTGTGGTGGTTTTTTCATTTATTTTATCGACAGGAATGTGAATCGCTCTGGGGTAGTGACCAGCTCTCCATTCTGTGATCGTACGGACATCGATAACCTTCTTTATCTTGCCATCCTTAATGAGTCGCTTGGCTTCTTCTGCGGAGATGAGATTTTGACCATAGTAGGTATAGGCTGTGAGAGCGGCGAGACCACCGATAACGACGAGAGGTATCATATTACTATTAAATAAGGTTATAAATGTAATCGATCCTTCCTACCACTACCAGAACCAATTGTACCTTTAATCCAAGTATTGAATGATAGAGATAATCGTTCTCCCTTACATGTATTTGGTCGGGGTCTTACATGATGTGGTAAGGTAGACGGAAATACAATAAGTCTACCAGTCGTCGCTGAGTAGAACCATTCATCTCCCGACAATTTTGGGTTTTGGGAAAAATTGAAATGACCAAATATATCTGTTTTGGGGTTTAGGAATGAAATTGTATCTTCTTCACATGTATCTATATACAATACACCAGATACTATACTATTTGGGTGATTATGGGTGTTATGTGATTCACCATTTTGAGACACATTTATCCAAGAGATGGTAATATATAATTTCGTATCTTTATCACAATTAACAGCTTTTTTAAAATATTCATTAACGGAATCTGTTAATACTTGTTTTACATCACTGAGTTCGTCATTATCTAGGAAGTTCTCATCTACACTTATACTATTACCACCATTATTTCTCATAAATTTTATTTCTTTAGAATTCATAAATGCTAAAATCTTTTTATTTAATGCTTTGTCCATCTGCATAACTCCAATTGGTGTCGAAAAAATCGGTTCTATACCCATAGACTGTTTGACATCACCATCTTTGATTACAAATGGTAGCATTGAATTATAAGTAATTTTATCTTTTAACTGTTATTAATAATTCTAGAAATTTGACTAATTGTGGGTACA